AGGACAAAGACGGCGTGATAGCAATGCACGCAATGATCGACATGCTCGGCGCTGGTACCTCCATGCGTCGTGGCGTCCAGGCGGCTCGTGCCGAAGGTGGACACATGTCTAACATTGAGCGCGGTACTGCTCACGTGATCGGCGAGGACTTCCATGACCGGCTCCTGAGGCACTCTCAGACGTTTGCTCAGGGCATCATGAAGTACTCCGGTCTGTCCCCCATTACGGACATGCAGCAGCGACACGCGATCAATACCTTTGCGAACCAGCTGGCTGACTGGGCGACTAGGTACAAGACGTTCGATCAGATCCCTAGGCATAAGTCGGATATCTTTGCGGATATCGGTCTGTCGCCGAAGGATGTAGACGGTGTCTTGGCGATGTTCAGGGACCCTGAGTTTATCGTTAAGAAGAACGACTATGCCATCAAGGGGTTCTACGTTACGAAGAACGCTCAGATGGACATGATGAACCGTGTCTTCGGTGCTTACCGTCAGAGAGCTACGAACCTGATCCAGTCTAACAAGTGGTCTACGCTTATGCCCGGGAGTTCACACCCGTGGGCACGAGCGATCTTGCTACTACAGACCTTCGCATTGGCGTCCTTTAAGGCCCAGCTTGTTCCTAACTTCCAGAAGTTTGCGAGACACGCCGGTCGCTTTAGAGACGCTGCACACTGGGAAGGTGTGGGTGGTCAGGCAGACGCTTTGGCAGGCATGGGTAAGGTTGGTGTTCACCTCATTGGTAACATGGTCTCTGGTGCCGCTATGTATGGCTTGGGCTACTCGCTGTACAACTTCAATGCGGCTGACTCGGATGAGAAGTGGGATAAGTTCTGGGAGCCCCAGCAGCTTCTCCTGGCTGGCATTTCGCGTGCAGGCTGGTTAGCATGGCTACCTTTGGTTTGGGACTCTGTGGCCGCTCCTATGGTCGGCAAGAGCCTGTCTGGGTATCGTACCTCGTTGTCCGCCCCGGGTATCATGGATGGACCCATGTGGTCTACCTTTGGTGACATTGGGCGTGCAGCTAAGTCTGCGTATAACATTGCGACTGACGATGCGACTACTAAGGACTACAATAACCAGTTGCGTCTGGTGACTAACTTGTGGGTAGCTAAGGCGCTACTGCAGGCTGGTGTCCGGCAGATGGGCATTGAGGAACCTGATAGTCGTCCGCCTCCGGCTAGCCTCTTGGAAGGCTTTGGGGCGTTTTCAGATGAGTAGGGAGAGGGCTTCGGCCCTTTCCTTCTTTCTAACTTAGGAGAGCCTAATGGCCGACTCTACAGTAACCTACGCGGGTGATGGCTCGACTAACCTATGGACAGTCACGTTCCCGTATCTAGATAAGTCGCATGTCCACCTGTACGTAGACGAGTCTGAAGACTTGACGTTTACTTGGGTGACCGACAGTTCTATTGCGGCTACTTCGACACCCGGCGTAGATGCCGTGGTGACTATTACACGTATTACTCCGCGTTCTTCGTTGGTCTTTAGCTTTGGCAACTCGGGTACGTTCCGAGGGACTGACCTGAACAATCAGGCCCTTCAGGCGCTATATGTGGCGACCGAGGGCTTCGATGCGCTTACGACGACCTTCAACTTGGACCCCGCAGATAACAAGTGGAACTCCTCGTCGAAAGCCATTAAGAATGTGCTGGACCCAAGCAATGCTCAGGATGCTGCTACAAAGGCGTACGTTGACTCTGTGGCAGGTTCTGCTAGCGCTGCTGCTGCTTCCGCTAGTGCTGCTTCTGCCAGTCAGTCCGCTGCTGCTGCTAGCGCTTCTGCTGCGGCGGCAAGTGCGTCCGCTGCGTCTACGTCTGAGACTAACGCGGCGGCATCTGAGGCGGCGGCTGCGGCCTCGGCGGCGTCTATTGGTACCATGTGGTCCTCGGGAGACAACTGGGGAGTAATTCCTTCGGTTGACGTCTCGGGCGTCCTCGAGATCGGTAAGTATGTAGACTTCCATGAGACCGACGCTGGTGTCGAGGATTACTCGGCGCGACTACAGTCAGTCTCGGGGGTCTTTCAGACTGGCGCTGGTCTACCGCTGTTGACTGGCGGTACGCATACCATTTGGATTCCGGGTACGGCGTTCTACAATGGTACGGGACATGACTACGTAACCTTTGGTACGGCCCCGATGTCGTGTATTGAGCATAACCCGACGACTACCGAATGGCGCTACTTCCTCATCGGGATGCCCAAGAGTTGGGACGAAGGTACTATCTCGTATCAGGTCTACTGGGGACAGGCCGCTGCTGGCACAGGGGACGTCATATGGAGGCTTGAAGCTGGGTGCTGGGGTGATAGCCACGCACTCGCTAATACCTTTGACGCTGTTCAGGTGACCGATACAGGCGGTACTGCTAACGACATCTTTATCTCACCGACATCTTCGGCAATCTCCATGACCTCTACAGGTCCTGCCGAGAACGAACTCCTGAGGCTTACCTTCGGACGTGCTGCGGCAGACGGAGGAGATACCCTAGGCGTCTCTGCGTATACCTTCGGTGTCAAAGTCTTCATCACAATCGCCGCTCCAAATGACGCATAGGACATAAAATGAAGTATGCTTTACTAAAAGATGGGGCGTTCGTAGAATATAAATTCTTTGACGAACTACCCGAGGTTGCTACCCATAAGGGTTATAGCCTACTGCCGGTTGTAGAAGAGGATCTGAACTGGGCCATCACTGAGTATGTAGACGTGACCGTCCAGAAGATCATCGAGCCTACGCGGTATGTTGTTCGTAGGACTGTGACCGATAAACCTCAGGCTGAGGTCGATGCTGTCGTGGCCCAGCAAAAGCAGACGTATGCCGACATCCTGACCCAGGATAATATGTCGCTGTACAAAGCTTTGGGTGCCGTGATGTTTGACTTGGTCAATGAAGTACGCGCTCTGAAATCGCAGGCCCCTATCACGAAGGCTCAGTTTAAGGACTACGTGAAAGGGAAACTCTGATGGCAAATTTCCTAGTAATGGCAAGCACTCCTGACGCTCCGCTAACATTTACTTTAGTTGGCACTGCGTCGAATGCTAACGCTGCCGGGATTGATATCGGGGGGTCCCTGAGTATTGCCTCTGGGGACATTTGTTTCTGGTGCGGGTGGCAGTGGGACGGGGGTTCTGCTGCGGTTAACGATGCGTTGCCTACGGGTTGGACGAGTGTTACCGCTAAGTATCTGTCGGGTAACTACTGTATAGACCTCGGCTATAAGATACTCTCGGGTAGCGAGGGTCTTACCCCACAGAGAGGCTCGGCAAACCTAGCGATGCGGCAGGCTATCATTGTGTACCGCCCATCTAGGACGCTAATATCGGTTACTCCGGCTGACCAGTATTCACAGTTGACAGCCGCTAACCCCGCGTCGAACACTATCAACGGGACGAACGCAAGTGTTGGCCCTGTCATACAGATAGGCTTAAACGCTGGCAGCTCGGGGTATACTTGGACGAACTCCGGTTTCGACGGGTCTGTATCTCCTGCAACATCATTCTACGCGGGTTACCAGTATACGGCTGGTGTTCCTTCGTCGAACTGTGTCCACGACATGCCTGACGTCGGGGCAGGCAATGGCTCCGCTGGGGCTTACTTTACTTTTACATAGGTATGAGAATGACCCAGCCGTTTGTAAACTTTGAGAAGAAGATCGTGTGGATCCGGGTTCCGAAGACCGGGTCTACGTCGGTCTATAAGAAGGTCATGCGTGGACCCGGGTGGAACATGACGGCACACCCGACACATATCCGGGCCACGAGTGTAGCTGAAGAATATGTAAACAAGTTCAAAGACTTTGAGTGGTACGGGGGCATACGTCATCCGTACACATGGATACCCAGTTTGCATCGTTGGTTGTCACTAAAGAACCACGATGAGCGTCTCAAATGGATGAAGACCTATGAGATTGACAATGGGTGGGGGAGCTTCATTGAGAACATCAGATGGACACCGATGGAGTGGTTGGATCACCGCCAGATAGATGTGATCCCCATTCCGATGGAAAGGTGGCATCTGTGGGAGTCGATATTTGGCATTCCGTACCACGAGGAAAACGTGGCTGACCGGAAGAAAGACTTCGTGATTACCCCGGAAATACGAGACCTTATATGGCACAAGTTTCCAAGGGAGATGAAGTTTTATGCCAGTGAAGAAGAAACCCGTCGCTAGACGGAAGACCCCAGCTAAGACCTCGCACTACGAGATCGACTGGGAAGGTGATGAATACAGACCAGTGACGGTGGACGCTAGGAGCCTAACGCTCCCGTCGCTCGCTATCATAGGAGTTGTCGGTGCATTCGTATGGGGCACTTACATTATTGTTGGCGAGCGCAACCGTCTTGATACTCGTATCGATGCCGCTGTTAGTGCTATTGAACGCTTGGCTAATGCGGTCGATAGATCGGTGCGGGCCTCGGAACTGTCTGCGGCGGAGCGCTATACTGCTTCGGATCAGGCTCTGTTCTGCGCTCAAGCGGAACTTCTCAATAAGGGATGGAAGTGTCCTACACCTGTTGTTAAGGGCCATGTGCAACTCAAGAGCATCGAAGCACTCGCCAAAGACCTAGTTAAAGACGCCTTAGAGAAGGCAAAGAAATAGCCTCTAGGATCGCGCTGGACGGGCGTTTGGGTTTTAGGCTACATGGGTAGCTAAATTTCTCAAATGCCCGCCACGCGGCAACCTCGGGGCATACAGGATAGGTTTAGAATGAAGGAAGACTTTAAGGTGTTCCTGGCCGCCGTTTGGGAGTTCTTAGGGCTACCCGAGCCTACGCCGGTACAGAATGATATTGCGGACTTTCTGCAGTATGGACCTAGGCGTAAGGTGGTGATGGCTTTCCGAGGGGTGGGGAAGTCGTGGATTACCTCGGCGTATGTCCTGTGGAAGTTACACTGTGACCCCCAGACTAAGATCCTTGTGGTCTCCGCCTCGAAAAGTAGGTCTGATGACTTCAGTACCTTCTGCCTGAGGCTGCTACAAGAGATGCCAGAACTGCAGTACCTGTACCCGTCGGAAGACCAACGGTGCTCACGTATTGCTTTCGATGTCGCACCCGCAAAGGCAGACCACGCACCCTCGGTTAAGTCCGCAGGTATCACTGGTCAGCTCGCAGGGAGCCGCGCTAACGAGATCGTGGCAGACGATATCGAGATCCCTAATAACTCTGACACGCAGATGATGCGTGATAAGCTGTCGGAAGCCGTTAAGGAGTTCGACGCCGTGCTTAAACCCGGGGGTGCCATTACATACCTAGGTACCCCACAGACCGAGATGAGCCTCTACAATGAGTTGCCTAACCGAGGATATGTCGTCAGAATTTGGCCAGCCCGATACCCGACCAGCGCTAAGATGGAAAAGTACGGGAATAAGCTGGCACCGTTCGTTATCGACAGACTCACAGAGGGAGCTGAGGCCGGGGACTCTACTGACCCCCGTCGATTTGATGACGATGACCTACGTGAGCGTGAACTATCCTATGGTAGATCAGGGTTCGCTCTACAGTTCCAACTCGATACCTCACTCGCTGATGCTGAACGGTACCCTCTTAAGCTATCCGACCTTGTCGTCACTGATCTAGACCCCCAGAAAGGACCTACAGATGTCATCTGGAGTAATGCCCGCGAACATATCGTGGAGGTCCCGACAGTGGGCCTCGAGGGTGACCGCTACTATCGGCCTATGGTTGTTCCTCAGGAGTATTCAGACTACACGGGTTGTGTTATGGCCATTGACCCTTCAGGACGAGGCAAGGACGAGACCTCTTGGGCAGTCGTTGCGATGCTGTTGGGACGCATGTTCCTGCTTGACGCAGGCGGAAAACGTGGGGGTTACGATGACAACCTCCTTAAAGGACTACTGAAGACTGCAAGCCGGTTCAACGTCAAGCGCATTGTTGTAGAGCCTAACTTCGGTGATGGCATGTTCGCTAAGTTGCTGGGGTCTCATAGAGAGGGCCTGTACAATGTGACGATTGAGGATGCACCGTGGAGTCGAGTCCAGAAGGAGAGCCGGATAATCGAGACCCTGGAGCCCGTCATGAACCAGCATAGGCTCGTGGTGGACCGGAAGCTGATCGAGAGGGATTACCAGAGTACGACCGTGTATAATCCCGAGGAGCAGAACCGGTACAGGCTGTTCTATCAGCTCTCTAGGCTGACCCATGACCGGGGAGCCTTGGTCAATGATGACCGCCTGGATGCCTTGTCGATGGCTGTAGCCTATTGGCTGGAGAATATTGGGCAGAATGTGGATAAGGCTAGGAAGGACCACAGGAGGGCACTGCTGGAGGCAGACCTGAAGAGACACGTGGAGTTCCAGATCGGGCGTAAAATTACCCCTAAGAGCCCTACGATAGGGGCCATAAGGGCGCTGTCTAAGGTCAGATAAAGGGGGGTGTTTGACTCTAGGATACCCCGGTACACTTATATATACACTTATGAGCCGGTTCAGGATCCTCCGCAAAGAGGACCTGGGCTGGCCTGGGGTGTACATGGGAAAATACCACAAAAATGTGAGAGGGGGATCGACAATCAGTGGACCCGAGCACCCCCCGCGGCCCCAGTGAAGCAGTACCCGTTCATTTTTAGGATTTTCCAGCGATTCTACTGCTGGTTGAGCCTGAGGTATGCCCTAGCCATGGCCTGAGGTGCACATGAGGATGCATGAGGTGTGCAGTGGGATAGGGGGGGATATGCCTAGGTCTCTATCGGTGTGTTTTGAGACCAGCGTGAGCCTAGGGTGCACCTGGCGAATCACTAGGTCCGCATCGGGTGATTCGCTGCCGGTCAACCGCCATCTTTCACTTTGTGCAACCTTATTGTGTGGCATTAGGGCAACAAAAAGCACCTATCGACCAACAAAATGCATCCGACTTGCATTTTCTTGTTGCAATC